CTTGCGTAGCTCTTTCAACATCTTCCGTTCCTTCTCAGTTCGGCTTGCCCCGTCACGGCGCGCGCCTGTTGATAGATAGTCCTCCGAGCCGTCTTCTTATTTCAGAGATAGGTCGCCGTGCGGGTAATGATTCGCTGACGTGCCAGCGCGCGAGCACGAATGTTCGCGATCTCATCTCTGTCGAAAATGCTTGCTGTCGAGAACGCAATGTCAGCGCTCCTGATGACGGCGGATGCATCGGCCGGGACGGCGACCAGGCTCGCCTCCAGCAGCTCCCATCGCGTCGCCTCGAAGCTCAGATCATCATCCCAACGCACCTTGTGCACCTCCGGATCGATGACCTTGCCGTTCGAATCCCTGATCTCCCACGTCTCGACGCGGTAACCGGCGGACACCGCACCGATCTCGCCGCGCGCCACCATGCCTTCGGCCCGCTCGCCCTCCATGGTCTCATTGAAGCTGATTCGCCCCATGAGAGACGGCCCGCGGTCGAACCAGACTTTCGACATCCGGCCCAGCGACGAGGTGATCGAGTCCTGCCGGTGCGAATCAAGGATCGGGATGCCGCCGGACTTGAGCCGCTCCGTCATGACGGCATCCTTATGGATGCGAAGCGTCTCGGTGCCATAGAAGCGCTTGACCGGAGAACCTCGGGAAATTACGGCATCCACGGCACGTTCTGACTTGCTGTAAGTCTTCGCGGAAATCGCCGCAACGCGGGTTTCGATCAGGCCCGGATGCCAGCCGCTGATGGCGTGCGATCGATCAGCGTCGTCTTCGTTCTGATTGCGGGGCATGGCTGCGTCAACTCCTGATCGCCTCTGACCCGTCACCGGACTCCTGCATTTTTTACCCGCTGATGGTCAAGGCGTATTGCTCTCCTATCAGCAAGTTGATTGCTCCGCTAGTTCCCTCGATGTTCCCTCTCGGCCATGACGCCTTGATCAGCCTTCTGGAATAACCGCGGAGCTGTTGCCGTCCTCGTCCGACGATTCGACGGTCTCGGCGCTCGCCTCACCGTCGAGTTCTTCGCCTTTTGTCGCCGGATCTCCGGAATGTTTGGTGTCCTTGGCGGCTCCGATCTTCTTTGAAGTTTCCTGATCGGCCTTCGACGGCGTGCCTCCGTCAGCCTCGGAAAACTTTCCATGATCGCCTCGCTCCTGATCTGGAGAATACCTGATCAGCCTCTGACGGACGCGCATCCGCTCGCGGATATCGTCGATCTCAGATTCGGGCGGATCGAACCTGACCATCTCCCAATTCACCGCCATCACTTCACCTGTCGAATGAGAGGCCGCGAGATGATGCGCTCGCCGTCAACCGTCTCGTTATCGGCCTCATCGGCGACGTCGTCCTTCGTCTGATCTTCGGTTGCAGCCGGATCGCCCTCGCCAGGCTTTGTCGGTTGACGTCCGTGCTGATCGACGCGCGAGACGTCGATATCGAGAGTGACCTCCAGCTCGTGCGCCAGATCGTAGAATTGCTTGAACGACTTGAGGACAGTTCGCCAGTTGCCGCCGCGCGACGCGATGTAATCCTGCGGCGTGACGCGGCCGGACCTGACCTCGTTCTTTTCCGCATCGGCGTCTTTCTTCGGATCGATGTATTCCTTCGCTGGTACGATCCAGTCGGTTCGATAGTCGCGGATATCGCGCATCGGAAGCCGGCCGGCGAGCATCGCGCGGTTGAGCCATCGCGCTCTGACCGGCTTGCACAACTTCGGAATCAGCAGGTGCTTTTGCGTCTGCCCCACGAGGCGCCAGAAATCGAGCTTGCCCGCTCGCAGTGACGAGTAGTTCGCCTGACGGAGATCGCCGCTCATCTGATCGTATGTGCAGCCGACGCCCGCGGCCATCGCCTGCAAGTTATTGAGCAGGATTGGCTCAATCTGGGTTGTCCCTGTCGGCGAGGCGAACTTGATGTCTTGGCCTGATCGCAATTCCTTCATCATGCCAGGCTCAAGCGTCGTCGTCAGAGCGGACGGGTTTTGTAGATCGGCGCTGAATGATCCATCGACAGACTCATCCATGAGCGACCCTGTCACAGTATCATCGTTGATGATGAACGCGGCGAAGCACGCCTCGACGCGCGCCTTGACGTTGACCGCATCCATGAAGTCGGAGAGATCTCGCGCTGTCGTCAGGATCGGCGCCATCCACGGCACACCGCGCACCTGACCGGGGCGGAGCACCTTGAACATATGGATGAGTTCGTCTTTCGGAATGAAGTCGGAAATGTACGGCAGCTGCCAAATCGTATTCAGCTCGCCGGGATGATTCTTGAACAGCCAGAGGCCGAGCATCGCGTCATACTCGCCGAGACCGACACCGAGGCGAGAGCGCCTGACGTCGCGAAGCTCAGCCATGTTGGCATTGCCATATAGGCCATCTCGAAACTGATCGATGAAGTCGCTTTCCAGAACCTGCAGCTGGAACGGCACCGTCAGTCCGGCATCGAACTTGCGATCGATATAGCGGATCACTACCTCTCCGCTCTCGACGACGCTGCGCATCGCCAGCGCCTGCAGCGCGGGAAACTCAAGCTGGCCGGTGACGTCGCACGTCTCGACCCATTCGGCCCAAAGCTCATTGACCGCGTTGTCGATCTTGTCGTTCCCGGTTGCTGATACCGGGAGGATGCCGTCACCGACCGTGTGCGACACCATGATGTCGACCATGCGCGAGGCGTGCGGCGTATTCCTGATCAGATCGCGCGATCGATCGCGGAGCGGCCGTATCGCGTACATCAGCTCGGCGTTGCCCGATAGATGCTGCGTCTTCCACGAGGAAGCGCGGCGACCTTGCGCCGCGCCCTCATAGATGCGTGTTGCGGTACGGGCGCGAGCGCGCTTCATCGCCGTGACCGGAGCGACGTAGGAGATCGCCTTATCGATAAAGTTCATAGCTATCTCCCTGCGAGCAAGGTGCTATCGAAGGCACCGTCTTCCCAACCGCCGAAGCCGCGGTCATGAGCGGCGAACACCGTCGACGAACCGCTGATCAGACCGAGCGAACGCATGATTATGTTGCGCACCCTCAGCAAGTGATCAAGGTCCTGATAGGTGACGGTCTTGCCTTCATACGACACAGACGTCGTTCCGCTCGCGATTGCTTCCTCGATCGCATTCAGTTGTGCTTGTGTGAAGGCCATTCCCGTTTCCCCTTACGAGTTGATCGAGCTGATCTTCGGATGCACCGGGGCGACGTGCGTCTTCGCGACTGCAAGCGACGTGCCGCTAGCGAGGATCACAGCTCCCGTGTTGTGATTCTTGATCGTCACCGTGTTTGCCGCTTCGTTGAGGACCATCACCTCGCCGGGCGACATCTCCGAGCAGGCATAAGCAAGCGCGCGGTGCGTGTCGTTCCATAGAACTTGAGCCATTCTTCTATCCTTTCTTGAACCAGTTTTTTCGAGGCTGTCCGTTAGTTACCCATCCCGGCTTTCGATCTTGAGGCCGCAACGAGTCCGCAAATGCCTGATGAAGCGTGTCTTGCGTGTCTTCTCTCTCCGGTCCAGGTCCTCCGGTTTCCCGATCTCCGACAGGCAATTCAGGAGTCGACGGAACCGGCGGTAGCTCGATCTTATACTCCAAACCTGCCTGAATGTTGCGAGGAAGTGACTTCCGCATCGCCAGACAGCCGACCATGGTATCGAGAGCCTCGTTCCGCTCGCGGATTTTCTCCCACCTAATGATCCGCTGCCCCATCTTCATATAGCTCTTCTTTCGCTCCGAATTGAGCTGATCGTAATATTCGAGGCCGAAATTCTCGGCCACCGGGAAGTGGATAAAGCCAGGCTTTGCAAAACCCGGCTCCGGCGGATCGATGTTGAGCCGAGAATATATCGCGTCCTTCGCGGTATCGACACCGAGCGAGTAGAACACCTCTCCGGTTTTCGATTTGCTGGCGCGGCCAGGCCAGATCGGCAGAGCGCCGGCCCTGCCTTTGCACGCGAAGACGCGGCGCCCGCGTCGATCCCTGCAATATCCTAGAATCCTATCCCAATGATTTCCGTCGCCGGCATCGACGCCGAACGCCGCGATCCGAAGGATACGATCGGAGCCCTTGACCTTGAATTTTTCACCTAGCAGCGCATCTAGCTCGCGCCATGCGCCAGGTTGCGCCGGATCTTGGTGGATGATGTCGTATCGGAACGGCCATGCTTCCTCATTCGGCCCCCATCCGACGAGCTGCACCTCGAGTCGGTCGCCTTGGACGTCGCAGAAGCCGGTGATCACCCGGATTTGGTCCGGAAGGTCGTCGCCGCTGTAACT